TCTTTGAACTTTAGTTGACAGTTTTAATGAGTAATTAATCGTGCCTAATTGTTACTTAGTGGCGTACATCAATGCTTTGCGCTTATTGTTATAAGTCCACTAATTAACAATTTTATCGTGTAATTCGTCTTTATTAGTCTTACATTATCCTAGTCACTTTGAGGCGAACGAAATTTTTTTTAGAAATATAATACTGCTTAAGTATAACATAAGCGTGGAAAGTTTCCCCACTAAATAACAACATAAGAAGGAAATATGCGTGCTATTGTTGACATTTAGTATAATATCTGTTAGAATTAAATGTAATCTACCGCCTCAATCTTATGGACTCTCAATCTCAATCAGTAGATAAAGTTACCCGCTATCGTGTAACAATAGATTTTACAGTAAGTGAAGCAAACTGTATGCCCCCAAGTAACTGGAATTGGAATAAATTACTAGAATTAAATGATAGTAACCGAGAGAGAGTAAAGTCGTTATATGTAGAAAATCTGGGAGAAATTGCCTATAGTAAGTGTAGCACTAAGGAGGCAATCTAATGGGCAAAGTAAAGCAAACTGTCAATAAATGCTTCGAGGATAGTGAAGCATTTATAAAGAGATTATCAGATAGTGATGATAATTTTAGTGATGACATTTACGAAGGTTATGTAACAGAAATTGAGTACGAATCTTATGACCCATAGTGAAGCAAATAGAATGCTAAGTGCCCCACTATTTGATAAGAATGAATTGGCACTTATTAAGTTGTTAGTGTTAGAAAGTCTTAGTAAGTATGACAAACTAAGTGAAGCAAACTGTAAGGGAAATATCTATAAGTTACTAACAACAATTAAGACAAAAGTACATGAATTAAGTAATGAATTATAATGCTATTTTAGATGCTATTTGCTTCATTTAATGCTCTTTAATGCCTTTTTAAGTAACATTTAAAAAAGGTAAAAAAAACATATATGTGTTTATTATCTCTTTATACATTTTTGAATAAAATATAAAGAATTAAATGGCACTTCTTATAGACATCTAGGGGCGCATTATATCACAAAACCGCAGAAAAGTCAAGAGGTACTGTGCCACTTTATGAACTGGCACAAAGGGACTTGCGGAATCCTGTCAAGTATGATAGGGGGAGAATTGTAACAAATTGATATAATTATTGCGGAGCAGCATGAGTGTCGAAAAGTTTATAGATCCTACCCCGAATCTCTTATAAACCTATTATAGGGCATCGGAGCGGACTTGTCAACCACTTATGCTGCCTAGTGTGCCACTTATTAAACTGGCACATGGCCTGTTGTATTGGCATCATGAGGCATTATAATAAGTACATACAAACAAACATCATTCTTAAAACACATGAGAGTAATTGAAAAGAACATGAACACCGCTATCAGAAACGGCAAGGACTTTCGCTCTGGTAATACTTCTGTTACTCATTCAATTAACGATGCTGGACAGAGAGAAGCAATTATCAAATTACACGGCAATCACATTGCTACAGTAATGAATGATACAATGCTACTATTTGACGGCGGTTGGCAATCCAATACAACTAAGAGCAGATTAAATGCTTTATGCTATGAGTTTGCTACAGGGTTTAGCGTAATTCAGCGTAATTGGGACTGGTTCGTGGCAGACTTTCACGGAAACCGCCAAGACTTCGCCGACGGATTCGAGTTGGCGATATCATAGGACAGTTAAACAAACTGGACCAAGGGGGCTTTATTAAGTCCCTTTTTTATTGTATAATAGGACCAACTACAACAAACACACATGGCCGCAAACAACATTAAACAGCAAATTTACTTAACAATGGCAGATGGCCGCCGCATTAAGTACACTCGCCTAAAGAGAAGCAACGCTGGTGCCACAATGGCCAAGCGCTCATGGAATAACGCCGCACCGAAGGGCAGCTTTATGCACCAAGGCATGGCAGTACACGCTGCTAGTATAGGTAGCGGCAATAAGGCAAGCAAGGCCTGTTAGTACAGTACACTAACTGGCACACATACTGTAGAGGCGCCGCCTGTATGCCACTATAATAGGCATATCATTAACAGGCATTAAAATGTTCACAGTATTAGACGTTAAACTAGACTTTACACAGTTCCCAGAGTTTAACACACAGGACCAAGAATATGCCACGGAGTTATGCCTAGGCGAATATGATGCCATCGACGTGCTAAACGTGGTCCACAGAGTAGAAGAACTTTTTAAGTTTCCAGTATTAGAGGCGATTATATCATATAACGGTTATAATGTTCACGTTAATAGGACAGTTTAAAAAGTGTCACAAGGCCTCACCATCGGTGGGGTCTATGTGTGTATAATAGTAATATACAAACACAGGTAACACACATGAGAAACGGAATTGATCAACCTTACACAGGATTAACCGAAGATCAGTATCATGACCTTAATATTAAACTTTACGACCTTATACAGAGTCTAGAATATAAAGTAGACTCACCTGACTTAATTAATGCACTTAAGGTTAACTTAGACTGGTTTGAAATGAATGATGTAGCCCTAGATGAATTCTAGGGAGTAAGAGACAGACAGCTGGCTATACTCACACTTTAGCCAGTTGTTTTGTTTATTATGTTCCTTGTTATAAAAACCGATAAGTCCCTAACCTACAACGAACCAAAATCGAGAGCTATATATTATTCGTATTCAAAAAAATTTTGGATATAAAAAATGCCCCAGTAGGTTGACTCTGGGCAGGGGTTGTGTTATACTATAGGAGTAAACAAACAGGAAAGCACATGATTGAAGGAGTTGTATTAACACTTGTATTGATGACCTTTTGTATAGGTTCAGCAATCGGTATCGTAAACTATGGAACAAAAGGCAGGTTCTTTTAATGGCAGTTTATAACGACTATGAGATTCGTATAAACATTAATCAGTTGATTGAGAAGAGGATCCCTTGTTGTGATCTTCTTCATCCTGATCATTGTTTAACAGAGAAGCAAGTGGCAGAGATAGCCCATGATGTAAGAATGGATATTGACTTACATCCTATCTACAAGCAAGTGGATAGACATATCATGGCATATGTGGAAGCAGCTGGTATTGATAATAAAGAGCATTGGGTTGAAGAGAAACTACTTGATCTTCCTGATGAAGAAGGTATAAGTTTTGATTAAGGAATTGTAAAGAAGACATTATGGCGATATATAAGAATAACAGGATTGTTATTGATCTCACTGAGTTAGTTGAATGTCGAGCACAAGTTACTGGGCAAGAACTATCTGAGTATGAAGTTGAGCAGATAGCGTCTGCATTACAGCATACACTTACATGGGATAGTTTATTCTTCATGGTAGATACTGCAATACTTGATTTTGTCGGTATGAATCCAGTTGAGTATGGCAGTGAAATGAATGAGTCATGGTTATTAGAGATCGAGCGTAACAAGAAGAAGTTTAAGATGGTAGATTTAAAAGGAGGTTCATGGACTATTCAAGTGCCACAGCGGATAAAGGAGTAAAGTCTTATCACATTTATTTCGAGGATAAGTGTTTGTTTAAGAACTTAACTGAAGAAGAGTTTGATTTGATATGGGCGAAGTTATATCGTTCGTATCATACAGATAGTGTGTCGTTTGTTTCTTGTATTGGGGATGAGTGTAAGTTGGAGGAGCAAAGTTATTAATGCACTCACTTGATCATATTGAACATTATACTAAAGGATGGATTGATCACTTACAGGAACCCACCGAGAGTGGAGTATCTAGATGTCCTTATGCAAAGAAGGCCACTCACAGATATAGAAAGGTACATGACTATCACTCTGCATATGACTTCTGGGAAGCAGTGTCAGAGGAGTGTGATAAGTTCAATGGCGATTATGATGTCGTACTTGTGGCTGCTGCAACGAACAATCAGCATATAGATGATCAGATACTGGGTGGAGGAGTTGATGCAATTAATACCTTTTTAAATAAGAAAGCACAGGGTCTATGGCTCGTGTTTAAGTATGACCATGTGTTTACCATTGTTATGATTCAAAAAATTTCTTTTTTAGACGACGCATCGAGGGTTCTGGAGAGTAAGGGTTACTACAACCGTTATAACAATCAACAGATGGAGAAGGTCGTTTATGGGCGTAGAAGATATCGGGAAAAGTTAGATGGAGTGTAAGAACCTACCGAATCACGGATACGTTGAAGGAGTTCTAAAAAAATCCGAACGTGAGTACCTCTGGAGCTTGATTGGAGATCTCGATGGTTTAACAGAGAAGAACTATGGAATGAAAGTATCTGTTCAAAAGCAATTAGAAGATAAGGATAACTACTTTACTAATAACGTATTGATGCCATATGTTCAAACGTATGTGAATACCTATGGGATACCGTTTCTAACGAATACTACTCATAGTCACGACTTATGTTTGAATCGCTTCTGGGCTAGGATATCTAAGGATGGAGACTATCAAAGCATACACGACCATCAAAGTGTGTTTACGTTTGTAATCTGGTTGAAGATACCTTTTGACGGAAACAAAGAAAGAAACATACAACCAAACTTCCGCCCAGAATCAGGGGACTTCTGTTTAGTGTATACAGATACAACTGGTCAAATACTCAAGAAGAACTGGATACTGACACCAGAATTAGAAGGAACAATCATAGTTTTCCCAAGCCGTATAAATCACATTGTATACCCTCACTTTTCAACAGATGACTATAGGGTTGCAGTAGCTGGAGATGTGTCGTTATCAAGTCACAACCCGCTCAATGAGATATAGAGTAAAAACACTTTTGTATAGATAGAAACATAATGAACTTACAAGAAACAATGCAAATTGATCTCGATGCAGGGACAATAGAATTACTATACGAATCAATTCAGTTCCGCCTCGAAAACGACAATCACTTAATGTATCATCCCGACATTCGCAAAGACTTAGAAGACTTATTGGCAGAATGGGAAGATGAGTACGTTTAACGTCTATATTGGCGACAACCTTATCATGGAAAAGGTTCCGCATCACGATATTAAACATAAGCTAGAATATATAAGGGAATATTTCAAACATTATCCGAGTGATGATCTCCGTACTCAGGAGATAAAAGTTGTTAAGAATTGACGACTATATAATAAGACACTGGACAGATTGAGTGAAAGGTGTTATACTTACTATGTACTGATTACATGTTATGGCAAA